GACGTTTTGTCCTCTGAACGCGTCCCATGAGTCGTGTAGACCTGGGATCGAACGTGCTCAAGGACCTCAGTCTTTTGGGTCGCGCTTAATTTTGAATCAGAATTGATCGCCTCTTGGGCCTGCATGAAAATATTCTGAACTTCCGAAGAATCCTTGGCCTGAATAGACAGGGCAGACTTGAGGGCACCCTGTGCATTNGTCGAGAGGCTCAGGATCTCCTCAGCCTTGTCCTTCTTGGTCTTTCCCGTGAAAGTACTGGGGGAGTACTTCTTCCAGAGCTCNTCAAAAACCTCACTCCGAGGCTTGTAACGGTGCCGGCCAATGATTGCGGCGACATCACTTGCTTTGAGCACAATGCGGGTCATTTGACTATATAAAAACTGGATTCTCTATATAGTCACATGAGCGCGACAAGACTTGTTTTTTCCGTACGGGCCGAAGTTCAGAAGCCTCGGCGTCGGACAAAGGTGACTCCAAATACCGTCAAGATGGCTATTCAGCACGCCAAGAACCTCTGTTACAATTTTGAGACGACTACAGAGTGTCGGGCGGCGTGGGAACTCGTCGAGGAGATCTCTGACGANCTGGATCGTCAAAAGGAGGAGGACAGGTACACCCGGGATAATTCGGGTTCTGTCAAGATGTATGACTAGCCGTGAAACATTGCCCAGGTTATAAATGCAGCCTGAAATATTGAAAATACAAAGAGGATGAGGCGCTCATTAGACTTGGAGCACTCACACTTCTTCTTACGCTGGTCATTTATGTAGCTAATAGAGGTTCCTATGTACAGAAGGGTCGCAAGACCCACTGGCACTGCAATCATCTTTATTATTTCNACGNTCTTCCCNAGAATAAGTANCTGCAGACCAATTGCCATCATGAAATAGTACTTCATGTAATCTCTACGCCAATCCTTGGAGCACGTGCATGATGCCTTCTCGAGCTTGAGGACCCATGCCAGTGCAATACCCCAAAACACTATGTTTATTATTGGGCTCAGAATAAGAGTCTTCATTGTTACATTGGGCGGACAAAAAATTTGAGTCCTGTCGTGCCCAAGGTGACTAATTTTGATCCTAAATTACAATGGAAAGGGAGTCTTCGAAGAGAGAACAGAAACGCGAAAGTGCTCAGAAGGCCCGTGAGCGTTCNATCTACACCAAGAAGGCTGTCCGAATCCAGGAGGCTCGCCGCGAAAAGTTCGCGACTCGTGACCTCAAACAAAAGGCCAAGTAATACTATGGCCATCTGCCCCGGTCTTCGTTTTTACTGCACTGGCATTGAGCCTCTTTACCCCGAGACTGGTCTGTATCGCACAGCCTCGGTGTATTCACATGGGTCGCAGCTCGAAACGCAGCCCGAGTCCAATCGCCTCTACGTTATCTGCGCTGATGGTTCAGTTCAGGACGCGAATGATACCGATCGCCCTATAGGGTGGGAGGTTATCGAAAGCGCGGACGGGACGTTCTATCGTCTGACTCAGGTTGGATTCGAGCCNCGCAAAGTAGANGTGCATGCTCAGTCTATGACNGATACGCCTCCCCGAGGAGGGAAGCAAGTTGGAACCGTTGTGTATTTTGAAAAGAAAAAGTGCTACTCTCGAGAGGAGGCTTTTTCGCATGAAGCCTGTATTTACGAAGCTGAAGATGAAGGAGAGCCAGAAGTCACGAGCGGGCAGGGAGGGTTCGGAAGCTTCATATCTCAATAGATGTGTTATTTAAGAAATAAAACCTTGATAATTCTAAGTAGATGACTCGAGAGATTTGTATCACTTTCCGTATTTCCGTGCGCAGGGTCCAGCGTCACCCCGTGACCCAGAGGACCGTCAGATCTAGCACGTTGCTTAAAAAGCACGTGGTACGAGGGGCGACTCTAAGTCTCGTACCAGATGCCCTGAACGACTTTGCGTTTCATCATGCACAGCTGTCGTTTCCGGAGGCTATACATATACTTCAAGATCAGGTTGCCATTAGCGGTCTCTCTGCTATGATGGCGATTGCGATGCTTGCTCTGAAAGAATGAATTTTGTTTTAGAATTGGGATAAATAACATTGAATGAAACCCTTAGTTTTCCACCTTTGAATCCCTTGTTTGGAATAATGTAATCGCTTCGAGGGTCCAGAACCCCCCAGTCTGACGTGTCTATCTCGATAGGCCCATCAAAGTGAGGAACCTTGACTTTCTTTCCGTTGACTGAATCTTGGAACGATATTCTGGTTTGCCAAATGAGGTCATTTCCCTGGCGCATGAGTTCCTGATGTTCCATGACCTTGATGTGAAACACGAGATCTCCAGCCTCTTCTCCAGGGTTTAGTGATTGCTCCCCGAGCCCTGCGCAGACGATTGTATTTCCATTTTCGATCCCCGCAGGTATTTTCAATTCTAAATTGAGGACCTCAATCTTCTGGCCCTTCATGGANCACTCTTGGCAGCCGGTTCGGGCGGCACCCTGGCCTCCACACGCCGGGCAGGGCTGCTGGAGNTGCATGGGTCCCATTTGGATATGGACCGCGCCACGTCCTTGGCACTGTGGGCACTTTTTGCGACACGCCATGCACGGCTTTGCCAGGGACAAGCGAAGGTTCTTGGAAAGACCCCGGTACGATTCCTCGAGGCTAATGGAGATCTCGTGGTCATGGTTTGCCCGACGTACTGGACCCTTTGGACCTCCGAAGCCCGCGAAAGGGTTCCCGCCACCTCCTCCAAACATCTGGCTGAACATATCAGCGGGGAAACCTCCTGGAAACCCTTGAGGCCCTTGAGGTCCCTCGGCGTTTCCAAACTGGTCGAAATTCTGACGCTTTTGCGAATCTGANAGGATATCGTAGGCTCCCTGTATTTTCTTGAATTGCTCTGGATCACCACCCTTGTCGGGATGGTGCTTCATAGCAAGTTTTCGGTAGGCCTTNTTGACCTCGTCCTCGCTGGCGCCCTTCTGGATACCCAAGGTTCCATAAGGGTCCGTCATTTACTTTTTATTAGCTTTCTTCTTTTTAAGGTGAGCGCGCACCACTTTCTGAATTTTGGTCGCNGCCTTTTTGACACGTACACGTTGAATGTTGCGCGCTCGAACCGGATTCCGAGTCACTGGGTTCTTGAAAATGTTTGTTTTNGGATCAAACATGAGAAGCTTGTAGTTATTCTTCGCGTGACCCGCGAGTTTCCAGAAAGTGTTCGAGTTGTAGTAATTTGTTCGTCCCGTCGTCTTGTTCTTGACCTCATAGACAGTGACACCAGTTGGAGGGAAGGCGAGCGTCACTGGGTTCACATAGTTATTTTTTATAAAGAGAGACTGAACCTTTGGGAGAGCCTTTATCTTCTCTTGGGCTTCCCAGAGTGCCTTCACTGCGCGATACTTGCGCTTCTTCTCGCGTATCAGCATTGCTGCATACGCCTTGACAAGCTTATTATCACTCATTAATAAGTGGCGCTATTTAAATTTCCTTGCGTCGTCTGACTATCCTTCTCCCGCTCGTGTTATTCGATGCGACTGGTGCCAGATTGTTCTCGGCTCTACGCTTGCGAGAGACTTGTGCAAACATATTTGCCGCCCCCGAGTTGTTCGGCGGCTGGAAGACTGCGTTGGCCATCTCATTTGCCTGGCGAATTTGAACGGGGTTCAGCTGGGCACGCAGTCTGGCGGACTTTGCCGCGATATCCGTTTGGGCCTCCTGGATGCGAGTTTTCAGAGCAGATAGCGTAGATATGGCGTATTTCTGCTTATTCTGAGTCACCCCGGAAAACCCAGAAGATACTGGCATATTAGTCATCAAGAACCTATATATTTCTTCAAGTAATGCATCCTTAGTATTCAGGTTTGTCTTGGCTGAATTTAGGTTGTTAATTGTTCTGGCCCTATTGATGTTGAGTCTCACCTGAGATATATTTGGGTTATACTTCGACTTGATGGCATTTGTTATCGTTTTGAGGCGGTTTCCGCGAGTTGCCGCGTTAAGGTTTCTAAAGTTTCTGAGGTTTCGGACCTGTTTTAGAAAGTTGAGGTTTCCAGCCTTTTTCGCTGCGGCGAATGAGGTGTTGATGAACTTGGCTCCGGCAGTGATCTCAGCAGGAGTGGGCAGACGCTTTTGAGATGCTGCATTCACGCGCTTGAGGTTTGCGCTATCCCTGCCCAACATCTTTGCCCGAAGTTCGATATAGTTCAAAAGATAATCCTCCTGTAAGTCGGACGACGCATTCTTTGCATTATTAAAGACATTCTTGGTGTTGGCCACAAACTTTGCAAGGTTATTGCGCGCTGTCTGTTTTAGAATCCGGCCATGAAGGCTCGTATCAATCTTCAGAATACTTTGAGCTATACGCATCATCTCTGCGATAGACTCTTTCGTGTCTCCATTTCTCTTCATCTTGTTCTGGACCTCTTTCTTCTTCAGCAAGAGGTATGAAATCTGCTGAATGGCTGGCTTCCATTGTGTATCTGAAGCCTGAAGAGGAAGAGCTAATTTTCCACTAAAAACAGAGCCTATATTCTGTCCTCGAGTGGCTAAAACATTTGCCGCGGATTTTGAAAGTAAATTAGTCTTCATGAGGACCTTTTCGAGTTCATCCTCTACCGTCTCGGCCGCGGCTGCCATCTCGAGTCTCCGCCTTTCAGAGGATGCTACATTTCGCATGTATTTTGACAGGTGGCCTTCGAACGTTCCCATATTTCCTCGGTAGTTTGAGCGCTGCTCTCCTATCATCTTCACCGTGCTCTCCTTGAGGTTGAGAAGCTGGCACACTCCTCTCAGGGTCAGATACGACACGCGTGTGGATAAATGGCGAGCAGAAAAGTTTTTTGCGAATGATATATCATCAGAAAGGAATGGATGATAAAGCAACTCTACTTGTGTATCCTTTCCCAGCCACTTTTTGAAAACATAGTCAGCCTTGGCCATCTGCTGCTCCTCTACAGGGTCCATAACCAAATGTCCTTTTCCAGCCTTGAGCTCTAAAACAAAAACCTTATAATTTGAGACATTCCCCGAAGGAGGGACTATAATGAGGTAATCTATCTGAACTCGAGATTTACCCTTTCCACCCTCAGAAAGAGCCTTTGGCATACCTACCGTTGTTATATCAAGATTCACAGTGATATAGTGTCCTCCATACTTCTTCATTTGGTTCCATAGCTCTGGGTTTCGAACCATGGAAATCTGTTTCCCTTCATCATCATACGTTATGGCGGTTCCACCAAGGTCAGACACGAGGCCCGCATCCGAAAGCGAGATGGGAAGCGCGGGGTTTCCATATACGACTGCAACAGACTCAAAATCGTCACCCTTTCCGGAATGATAAGCTTTTGAAACGTTTGCGAAATATGAAGAAAGGTCATTCTTTTTCACTCGAAAAGGGGCGTTCGCCGTATATGGTTGGTTAATGATATTTCGAAGTTTGTTAAGTGCCGCGGGGGATATAAGGTGTTGATAGAGTGGCGCATTGATGACATTCTGTAAATTCCTAATGCTATTATTCATCTACTCTGAACCTAGATAAAAAAGTGAGGCACTGACTTATTAGAAATGGCGACTTCCAAGGCTCTGATGAAGGCTCTCGACCGCGTNGCTGACCTCAAGGCTGACCTCAAGGAGGCGAATGCCAANCTGAAGGAGGCTGTCGAGGAGACCACCATGTACAAGGCGTTCTTGACCGCCATCAAGGAGACCTCTGAGGACAAGATCCCAGAGAAGGCTGCTGCCGCAAATGCTTTCAAGATTACCCTGGCGATGCTGACCAAGAAGGAGGAGGCTGACGCGGAGTGAAAATTTGCGTTCCGTGTAGCCCAGGACCCTAGAAGTGTAATGAAACGCACCCCAAAACGAGCTGTGTCCATATAAGGTCCTAACCACCTTATACAACATGTCTCCCAACTCCTTCCTCCAGTGGAACTCTGAGTCTGGTCTCCTCGA